AGTACTACGCCTGCGTTTATTACAGGTGCGCGTGGCTCAGATAGCATTACTATGCCTATGCCAGGAACAGTTGGTGGAGCACAAGTAGTATTTCCTACAGTAAATACTTATACTACAGTAGGAGATTCTACTATTGAAGTATTAGATGAGCGCGCAAAGAATTACGGACCTTTTAAAGACATGGCAGCAATTACACAAAAACTCAAAGAAATTCTACACGCTGCGCCAACCTGGAAAAATATGCAGGCAGATCAGCAAGAAAGTTTAGAAATGATTGTGCACAAAATAGCACGAATCCTTAACGGTAAGCCAGACTACGCTGATAGCTGGGTTGACATTGCAGGATACGCACGATTAGTATCAGAGCGATTAGAAAAAGGTATTATACGATAATTGAATTTGCCCAGTGACAAAATGAAAACACTTACATTATTAAAAAAGTTTCGGTGTTACTTGGGCTGTTCTTATAATTATTTACTTGATTTAACAGTTTATATTTAGTATAATAACTACTATGTTTAATCAAAATCAAAAACGCGTTGGCTTTGCGTGTAAAATTCAAAGCTCAGAATCCACAGACTTAGTTAGTTGTCAGACCAAAGGTACTACTATTACCTGGCTTGCTAAACAAACTAAAGACGCAGCAGCCGAAAGACTGTGGGCTTTAATGCGTACTAACATTCAAGCTCTTGAAAATCAAGCTAACTGGGTAGCACAGCAACCAGCAGGTCTGCGTATGTTTAGACTTAGTAGTGATCTACTTACTGGATACTCACATGATGACTGGATGTGGTTTTATTTTCAGTCCGATGTAGTAGACTACCTAGAAAAGAATCTTTCCCGTATCGGTGACAAGTTCCGTGCAGCAGATGTACGAGTCAGCTTTCATCCAGGCCAGTTCTGCGTGTTAGCTTCAGATAACGAAGGTACAGTTGAAAAGTCAATTACTGAGTTTGAGTATCATGCAGATATTATTCGCTATATGGGTTACGGCAAAAAGTTTCAAGACTTTAAATGCAATGTACACATAGGCGGTAAACAAGGTCCCAAAGGTATTATCTCAGCACTAAAAAGATTGACACCTGAAGCACGGAACACTCTAACTATTGAGAACGCTGAGTTCTCATGGGGCATTGATGCTTCACTAGAATTAGTAGACCACTGTGCCTTAGTACTTGACATTCATCATCACTGGATTGCTACTGGAGAATACATTGAGCCCACAGATTCACGTGTACAAAAACTACATGAAAGCTGGCGCAGTGTCCGCCCAGTTATCCACTACTCGATTAGTAGGGAAGACATTCTCGTTGATCATTGTGGACGAACTAGACCAGATTTCAGAGAGCTTAAGTCGCAAGGCTTTACCTCTGCCAAGCTTCGCGCTCACTCCGAGTTCTATTGGAACGAAGATGTTAATCAATGGGCTGGAACGTTCCTAGACTACGCAGACATTATGTGCGAGTCAAAACAAAAAAATACTGCAAGCTATCAGTTTGCTAAACAAATAGGTCATGTATGATAGCAATAGCAATAGTTAGTATACTAGTTTTTGAAGTAATAATGGCTATTAGTATCTGTATTTGGCAAAGATATAAGGAAGACATAGAATGGTTCATTTATACTTTAACATCAGGTCGAGGCTAGGCGGATACTTCAAAGATTTAGGTAGTATACACGGTAAACTATATAAAGATTGGTGCTGGGAAGTACAGCACTTCTACTGTAGCTATCAGCTAGTAGAAATACAGTTACAAACTGAAACTCTTTTTAGAATAGCTTTCGGAGTGCTAGGATATTCGGTAGATTTTACAGTTTATAACAAAAATCATCACGATAGCTGGCGTTAGTACAATGGATAGTGCAAGGGTCTTCTAAGCCCTTAATAGTGGTTCGATTCCACTACGCCGGGCCAAATTTAATCTTGACTATTACCCCAAACTAAGGTATAATATAATCTTATTTGGAGAATAATATGGCAGGATATAGCAAAGAATTTTTGATTGATGCTTTTATGAGCCGATACATTAGTTGTACTCTCTTATCTATTGAAACATTAGAAAATCAGGAAAAAATGGCACTTGACCTTTATGATAAGGTTGGTCGTGATAAGTTTCGCGTTTATGCATCTTTAGATGCAGAAGCTATTAAAAAGTACAAGGAGTCCCTGAAATGAGTGATTATACACCAGATCGTTGGGTAGTACTAGAAATGTCTAGTGATAAGCAAGAGCCTGTACTTAAAGTATTTGCAGGTTGGTATGGTGGCTTTGCAGGCTCAGATAGTTGGAAACTTAATTCAGGTATTACAGAAACTCGTTGTGAAGATGGTAATTACGAATTTGATGGATACTCAGGTAGTACTTATTACTGCCACGCTAATGCTTATGGAATGAGTAGCTACATGATGAGTGTCCTACTAGGCTGGCAGAAAAAATTTGAAGAACGCCCTGATATTAAGATTCGACTTCTTGATCTTGAAGAAGTTGTTGTTTGTTGATATAATATATCTTTTAGTGATATGAAGCCGATGGTATAGCTATGACGCTCATTTTCACAAAAGAATAATAAGTCCCGCTATGCTTGTTGCCACACTCCCTAGTGGTTAGCAGCACACTTCAGTCGAGGCGGATGTAACCTCCGTCACTAAAATGAGCCTTCACCGCTGTAGAGAAGGTACTCGGATATTAAGATACAGTGGGGCTGTCGCCCTCAGTAATAAGACTATATGAAACCATTTAGGGATGGTTATCATATATTAGTGCATTCTTAGTGTACTAATATATGGTTTTCTGAAGTATACAAAGCGTACCACCTAGCCCATTGGCAATAATTATTGCGAACCTAAAATTAAGGGCGCAGTATACTTCAGATTCTTATATACGGAGCCTGTTCCCTACGGCGGACTGTAAATCCGTTGCCTTAATTATGTAGGGTGGCTGGCAATTAGGTTCAATTCCTTCAGGCTCCACCAGTTATTAAAAATGAAACAAATATGGAATCTATGGGCAAAAGCCTTAGGTGAAAAAGCAGGAGATGACGAGCAAGCTGATCGAGTAGCTATTATTCGAACTTGTATAGTACTCTGCTATGTAATAACAAATTTATTTATTATTGCTGGTGTTATTAGACACTGGTAGTACTTTGCCCCGATGGTGGAATTGGTAGACACGCTGGTCTTAGAAGCCAGTGCGCAGGCATCCGAGTTCGAGTCTCGGTTGGGGCACCACTTAATCCGAGTGTGGGAAAGTCTGGTTTAATCCGCCTGCTTTGGGAGCAGGAGATCGAAGGTTCGAATCCTTCTACTTGGACCAAATTTAGATGATAAGAAGCATCTTTAAAACTTCTGTGGCTTAATGCCAAAATGGGCTGATAGTGATAATGGGAGCACAGTGGCTTTGCAAGCCTCGGGTGGGAGTTCGATCCTCCCTCGGTCCACCAATTTTACACACAACACACACAAAGGAAACATTATGTTTACTCTAGAATTTTATATTGATAATTTTCAATCAACAAAGAAACTTATCACAAACCAAGTTTTTACTGACCCTAAACTGAACAAAGCTGCTCATAAATTTATTGACGCACAAACTCAGTTTGCTAAAATGTTGGTTCAGAACACCATTGACATGAGCAAGTACTCAGTTGATGGATTTTCTGACTTCTTGTACCCAACTAAGTTAAAGGCAGCTAAAAATGACTAAATCGCCTTTTGAAATTCGTGCCGAATTACTTAAACTTTCTCAAGAACACCTAGAAAAGCAGTATGTAGCTAATCTTAAGTTTACTACGGAGGCATACATGAAAATGGTAGATGCTGGCGTAGCTACTGCTGAAAAGATGCCTAAACTTGCATTTCCTACTGCAAAAGAGATTCTTGATCAAGCTCAGGAGTTTTACTCATTTGTTACTAAAAAATGATGAGTCTTTTATCATTTATTAAACAAATACTAGAACAAGATATGCCAATGCAAAGATTTATTGAAGATCATAATCCAAAATCCGTGCATGAAGTAGAACAGCTACAAAGAAAATACGAGTTCGTCGTAAAAACAAATCACACATACATTTAACATTAGGAAATTACAATGAGCAGCCTACAATTGCACGGACGTCCTTACGCAGTATTTAATGCTAGCGATAAAGAACATCGTAAGTGGTTTGCTGAATTTAATGCAACTCGTAAGTGGGGTACATGCCCTGTTCGATTTGTACTTAATGATGCTCATGGCGATTTGATAACACAAATCCAACGAGAACTAATTCAGTTCTATGTTGATAAAGAATTTTCCACAAAAGATACTAAATAATTAGTATTCCCTAGTAGCACAGCGGTAGTTGCACTTGACTGTTAATCAAGTTGTCCGTGGTTCGATCCCACGCTGGGGAGCCAAACACTTCCCTCTTTAATAGAGGGATTTTATAACTGTGAATGTGAAAGTTAGGACAATGCCTATCTACTGAGGTAATACCCGCCTATAGTTTCTGAGTCTACGAAACACAAAGTCTTGAAATTAAGTTTGCATAGATATAGGTGAAGCATATAGCTTCTTAAAATCATAGTAGAACAGTTATAAAATTCGGATCCTTAAGGACAATCAGGTGAGAGGCCTGAAATTTGTATTTGCCCGATCAGTTATTATTTGATATAATATAGTTTTAAAGCAGGAGTAAATATGACTAAATTACACGAATTTTTGAATGTTATTGGATATAGAATCCATGATAAATTTATAGCAGAGAGACCTATTTTTGGTGATCTTGCTTGTGAAGTAACTTATGCAAATGAACAGTGCTTTTTGAACTGTGCATTTGATCTAGTTACGCAAGAAGTTTTTGAGATTGTTGTTGAAGACTACAACAATAAGCGGTACTATCGCTGGACTCAAGAAGATTTCCGTGATAAACAGGATAGCAAAACTACCTTGATGCTTACAGCAGAATATTGCGAACTAGAAGTAGCCGAAGATATTTTGACAAAGGCAGACGCAGTTATTAGTGGTAGAGAGTATGATAATAGGGTAACTGTACCCATTAATCTAACAGATGAAGAGTTTTTACAGTACGCTAAAGCAGCTCATGATATGGATATTACTTTCAATCAGTTCTGCGAAAAGGCAATT